AGTTCTTGAATATATTTATACTTACCCTCTATAGGTAAGGTGTTGTAGATTGTTAGCGCATCTCCGTACTGCTCTATGAGCTGTTGTGCACGCTTCGGGCCTACTCCGTTTATTCCAGGAACATTATCACCTTTATCGCCTGTTAGACACTTAAAGGATATATAATCTTCTGGAGATACATCATAGTGGTCATACCAGTTATCTATAGTTACTTCTTTACGAGTAACATATGAGAACCTACTAACATCTTCTTGTATTAATAAGTCCCAATCTCGGTCACTTGATACTAACCACATTTTGTCGAAACCATACTCTTTCTTTCGTTTTACAAGATGGGCAGCAAGATCATCTGCCTCTACATTTTGAAAACGTAATACTATGTATCTTTCAGACAACAACTCAAGAGTTGCTTCATACTCGTCAAAAAAGTCTATAAAAGCCTGCTTTTCTGCTTCTGTCTGCTCTGCGTATTTATCTTTTCGATTCTGCTTATACTCTGGAAGTATCGCTTTTCTGTAGCGAGATGATCCAAGATCTGCAGTAATTACTATTCTACCACACTTATAAGATGCGGCTAAAGACTGGACAGTTTGAAGATAATCATTACGAAAATCGGTTCTTCCTGCGTGCTTCCATCGAAAAGCTAAGTTAAGGGCATCTACTACTAAGGTATTACCTGCGTTAGTCTTTGTTTGTTCTGCGAAACTAAAAGCCACCTATCCACTCCACTTTCTCTACTTTCAACCAGTCTTCGGCTACTAATATGTAACAGTCTAAGAACTTAATATACAGATAATCATCTGTGTTTTTAGGCTCTTCTTCTATTACTACAAATACCTTGGATCGATCATATTTAAAAAATAGCATAGGCTTTTGATCGCCTCCTGCCGCTTGTATTACAACTTTCTTCCACCAGCGTATAAGATTGTTCGTCTTAGGCTGTGTAAAGATTTTATCTGTTAAAGGTGAGTCTTTATAGTTCTTGACCTCGATACAAAAGTGGTTTCTCTGATTGGGGACATATAAGTCCCCTTTCAGGTATTCAAGAGCACCAGATGCCGGTACTCTCTCAAACTTCAAACCTGTACTGTCTCGAAGCATATCACGAACTAAGTATTCGCCTCTCGCTCCCTTCGCTCTGGAGTCTACCATGTTCTTCCTCGCTTTTACCGCAGTAGTTACAACTGCTTCCTTTCTCTACTGAGATTACAATATTATCACATTTATGTGACCACATTACCATATCTTTTGTACCTCTACAATGTGTCCACCACAATCTACGCCTACCAGCTCCCATCACTCTAATCCACTCACGTTTCCGTTCTTGACTACCTCTATCTTCTCCAGTAGGGGATGCGTCCAGCCGTGTGAAACAATATAAGTATTTAAGTCTTCCTTCAACAATACTTCTACCATCTTCTCTCGGCCTACATCATCTAATACATTGATAACTTCGTCTAAAAATAAAATATTGATTCGAGACTTTGAAATACTACTCATTAGCTTACGAATTGCAATGAGAGTGGCAGTATTTACTCTGGCAAGTTCCCCAGAGGAGAGTGCTAAAATATCTACTATATTTCCATTGTCTGTTATCTGTACGTTTAACTTGTCATTTGAAACTACGAACTCTAAGGTAAATCTACCATCTGATAGTTCTCCAAGATATTCGTTTGTCAACTCTTCCAGCTCTTTTACAAGATTTTCTATCTTGTAAGCCAGTAAACCATTAGTGCTGAAGGCTTTCTTTAATACATCTAAATTTGAATCAATCTTCTGCTGTTCTTCAAGTTCGCTTTGGCACTGATTAAGTTGACTGATAAACTCATCCGTTTGTTCCTGAATTACTTGGATTCTGGTGTTTCTACGGGTTCGTTTCTCATTTTCTCTTGCGTTTTCAGCCAATATTTCTTTTGATTCCTGTAATCGATTATGAACGCATAGTATGCGACTATCAAGCTCTCCTTTGTCCACAGGAGCACTCTGCAGGTCTTTGTCAATAGATCGGTACAAGCCTTCCCAATCGGCTTTAGCTTTCTGTACACGATTGAACTCTGCGTTATCTCTTTTAATTCGAGATATCTTTCCTTCAATTTCATCAATTTTCTCCTGTGCCTCTAATAACTTGGCCTGTTCGACAGCAATCATAGACTGCTCGACGGAAATATCAATAGATTGCTCACAAGTTGGACACTTATCCTTCAGCTTTTTTAGCCTTGCCAAAGTTCGTTGAGCACCCGTGGCGGCTGCGTTAATACTACCTAACTCTGATTGCAGTATATCATAGGATTCAATAGATTGAATACTACAGCTATTTAATTGATTAATATCAATAGCTTTTATAAGTGCTTTATATTGATTATTGGCACTAATTTTTTTATTTTTTTCAGAGATATTTTCAAGTTCTATTGATAAAGAACGCAAAGTCTTCTCGTCTTCAGATGTATCAATTTGTAAATTTAACAAGGGCAGTATGTTGGTATCACTCAATTTATTATCTTCGAGCCATTTTTCTACGGTCGCTAACTTAGAAGAGATACTGTTCATTTTGAAAGAAGAGCTTTTCGAAGCCTCTTTAAACAAGTCAAACAACTCTACATAATGCTCCAAGTGTAGCAGATCAATTAGAAACTTCTTGCGGTTGGCATCGGTTGCAGTAAGAAACTGTAAGCTCGCATTTGTATTCTGATATACTAACTGCGAGAAGGTCTTAAAGTCAATACCAATAATCTCTTGTAGAGTTTTATAGGTGTTTGTAGCTGTGTGACTGGAAATATCTTCTCCATTCTTCTCCAGCTTTACTTTTATATTACTCTTTCTGTTGATGGTCACTTCATAACTGTTATCATCTTTCTTGAAAGAAAGTGATATATTATAGCCATCATTTATATACCTATTTGGTATGTCTGCCTTTTTAATACCTTTTGAATTCTTATTATAAAGGGCTTCTTCGATAATTAACGGTATGGAGGACTTCCCCATACCGTTAGTACCAATTATTTGTGTGACAGTGTTATCGTCAAGCTGCAGCTCATTACCAGAACCGTAGCTAAAGCAATTATCCCATTTCAGCTTTTGAAGCGTAATCATTGTAGGTTCCTAATATATCTGGTATTTTATCATCTGAGATTTCAAGTATATAACTTAGATACTCTACTAACTCTTCTTCTATAGTCATATCTTTATCGATTATGAGTGCTGCTTCAGATTTTCGCTTTACAACTTTCTTATCGAGAAGGTCAGAGTTCTTCACTCCTGCCAAATCTTGTATATCTCCCTCTAACTCATAGATGGTATGGTCATAGTCTGTAGGAACCATCTCTGAAGGATCTGTAACAGTCTTGCGAATTAACTGCGGAAGTCTAAACTCTTCCCACATCCAAGTCCAATCCTGCTCATTAATAAAGAGATAACCTGTTTTAACATGATTCCTATGGAACGATGTCGTCATAGGACTACCAGGATATACTATATTACGTTGAGTATTACTATGAGCGTGTAGATCGCCCGCAAACACTACTGGAAAGTCTTCTAATAGATCGAGATCAATCTCTGGCTTCACATGAGGTGGAATCTCTCCACGAACATGGGTAAACAAAGGTTGGCTCTTATTAAAATGATCTATACTACCCTTTCTGTGTAAGTCTGCATATGGAAGAATACCAAACCCTAAATCGTTATCAATGTAGGAAATGTCTATAATATGAATTAACGGGTTAATGTCCCGTGAGACTTGCTTCAACTGTGAAAAGAATGTCTTATTCTTTTTAGTTGCTTCATGGTTTCCGTCATAAATAATTGTTGGAATCTTTACCGCTCGAATAAACGAGAAGTAAAGTTCCAACTCTTCCATATTTGGCAGCCTATCAAATAAATCTCCACCTATGATGTGCATACTGCACTCTTTCTCAAGTTCATAGACTTGTTGAAAGAATAAGTTATAGCGATTTACTGCCCACGCTACTGGGACATTCTTCTGTCCCAGTTTAATGTGCCAGTCTGCCGTATATAATATCATACGATTTTAAACTGCTCTTCGAGCATTTCATCGTCGTTATCATTGCTACCAGTACGCAGGCGATCAAGAAGCTCTTTCTGTGCATCAGGAGTTGGACGAGTCATAACATCATCCATAGATTTAAGGTTAGCAATAGCAGCCATCTCATCATCATCGAGAGGGCGGTTTTTGCACTTTAGTACTTGCAACTGATACTCTACATTATATGGAAGTGGGCCAGTCTTTACTCGCTTGAAGCAAATATCCCAACCATTTACTGGATCAGTAGGATCGCCGAGGCCGTCCTGTGCTGTTCCAACGATTTGTTCCCAAAGTTTTTTCTTTAGGTTTACTACTTTTACTTTTCCATCAGCAGGGTCGATAGCTTGACAAGCATAGCTCCAGCCACACTTCAAGTCTGGGTAGTATTCACGAACCCAATCTTTTTCTTGGTTGTTGAAACGCTCGCTGTTGCGATCAAAAGACAGACACTCCAAAGGAATGTTTTTGCCGTTCTCGCCTTCAATCCAATAAACATAACGCGCAAGGATGTCTCCTACGATACGCATTTTGTTTTCGCCATCGCGATATTGAAAAGTGTCGATTGATGATTTTTGGGCTGAACCCTGTTGACTGTTGAATGATAGTGCCATTAGTGTAATTTCTCCGGTGTGACTTCTTCATATAGAAAGTGAACATATTGCTCATCTATCCGAAGTAGTCTATTGTCGTTAATTAATTCTAGTTCTACTGGTAAATGTAGTAGTTCTAGTGTGGTTTGTTGTGTTGCTATGTAGTGCGCCAAGCTCCGGATCGAAGCAATAGCGTAATATTCGGCAAGCTCACGCTGCGAATACTTATATGACTCGTAGACGAGTACGTCAGGGTGCAGCAGAAAGCTGGTACCCGCGAAGTTTTTCTGAGAAAATTTATAGATCGGATCGTATTTATTAATTGGAATACGCTTAGTAATAAGCATTTCCATAATACGATTGCATTGGGAAATACTCCCGTTTGCTTCGTCGTAAACCTTCTGCCAGTCAAATAAGAACATTATTATACTCTAAAATTGGATTATTGTCAAGAACTATTTTTTTAAAGGTACTTCATGTTGTATCCCTCTTTCATGTAATATCCCACCCTATTCGAAGCTTGTCGCTGTGCGGTCTTGCCGCGAAGGTGTATATCTACAATCACTGGGTCTACTTTACCTTCCCGCTTTCGTATGACTCGGCCTATTAGCTGCGTCAATAGCGGTTCATTGTTTACTGGTGTAGCAAGTATGAGGCAACTTAGTGTATCAACCGAAATACCTTCTGAGAAAATTGCCTGCGTACCGTAGAGTACGTTCTTATTTCCTGTAAGTATTTCTTCTACTAATGTTTCTCTTTCTTCGTGTGAAACCTCACCTGTAACACATACTGCTCTGTCGCCTGTTAGCTCTGCGCAAGCCTTCAGAAATTGTACTCTATCACTTACGACTAAGACCTTATGCCCTCTTGCGGCGTAGGCCGCCGCAAGCATGGAAATAGTGTGGCGATATTCTTCATCGTTTGATAACTTTGTAACTCTATTCGCCCAAGGTATCTTTGCACCATCCATGAACCGTATTTCAGAATGTACTAAGTGAATAGTCGGCACCATGTAATTCTCTTTCGGTGGTTTAAATATCTTAGAGCCAAAGAAATCTCTAAATACTACGTGCTTTCCGTCTTTTCTTTCGATAGTTCCTGATAGGCCTATCTTATATCGACAATGGTTTGTGTCAATAATTTTAGAAAAAGTTGGACTACTCACATGGTGCATTTCATCAAGAATAATAGTGCCAAACTCTTTACGAATCTTGTCTATATTTCGGTACAAACTCTGTGTATTCCCAATGACGATAGGAGCATCAAGTTCAAACCTTCCACTGCCAATGATTCCAGCTGTGATTCCATAGACTTTTTCTACCTCTTTCGCCCACTGATTTCTTAGTGGTACAGTATGGGTTACAATAAGAGTTTTTTGTCCAAGTTTTCCAGCTATGGCAAGACCTGTAAAAGTCTTACCCCAGCTGACCCATGCGTTAATTATAGCACAGTCATCAATCTCATCATATACCACCTGTTGACTATCTCGGAGCGGGAACCTAAACTCTGGAAATTCAACTGGTACATATAACCGCTTATCAACTATTTCATAGTGATCTGGTATTTTATCCACACAACCAGTCGGCAGCGAAATCAATCCATTACGAACTATGCCCATACTCTTTATAACCTGGGGCGGATCTAATGGATTGTATGATGGAATTGTATATGTAAGCTCTCTATCGAGCTTGTCTTGAAACTCGGCGGTGCATTCCATATAAATTCTGTTGCTAATTACTGCCTTCATAGTTGTAGTTCATTCTTCGCTATAATATAATTTTTAACAAAATCGCTTCGAACAATATCTTCTACTTGGAAGTCGATAAAGGTGAAACAGTCCATGCGTTTAAGAATCCTAATAAAGTCTTTTAGACCGTTGCCTTTTAAATCCGCCTGCCTAAAATCTCCACAGAACATAACTCTACAATTCTCGCCCATTCGGGTAATAATTGAGTCTAATTCGTGAAAAGACATATTCTGGCACTCATCAATAAGAATAACAGCATCCCTAAGTGTGATTCCGCGTATAAACGAAGTAGTCATAAATTCTACTAAACGTTTCTGTTTGAGTATTTCATAGGCATCACCTCGTCCAAACAAGTCGTTAGCAATATCTTTATAAGGCTCTTCATACACAGAACCCTTCTCTTTCTCTGTGCCTGGCAGAAACCCAATGTCTCTGGTTGGTACAGCACTTCGTATAATTACTAGTTTTTGATAATCACCTTTTGTCATATCATCAAAAGCTAAATATGACGATATAAACGTTTTACCTGTACCCGCTAATCCATGTAGTACAAGATTCTTGTCTGATTCAAATGCTTTTAGTTGGTTGCGTGTTAAGGGTTCTATCTCTCTCAGGTCAAAATTTACACCCGCTAAAGTTTTTCGTCGTTTGCCCATAGTTATTAAACTTTCCTTCTTGAGTCTTTGAGTTTCTCGTCTGAGTACTCATAAAGCATCCACGGTAGTCCATGTAGATGCAAAATACCCGCCCAGGTCATACCAACCTCTGGCGGACGTGGTACAGTAAAAGGAAACTTACAGCCTTTTACCCAAATTATTGAAGCAACGTCCTTTCTATCTATTTTAGTAATTTTAAAATACTTTAATTTACAAAAAACTGTCTTTTCGTAGATAAAAGGCATACCATTTGTATCAATGAAGTACTTTGTAGATTGCTTCAATAAGCCATTTGGTGATACTATAGCTTTCTTTAAATCCTCTTGACCTCTTTGAGGTGTTTGTGCTCGACGTATGCCCAGAGTATCTCCAGGCATATTTTTATCGTCTAACAGTTTTCCCTCTAAAAATAAAAGACCATCTGCATAGTCCCAGTTTCCAGACTTTAATAAATATACTGGAAACCTTAACTTAGCTATATTTTTATAAGTAATTACCATACATTTTCTCGAACTTACCCATAGAATAATCTTCTCCTACCTCAAAGTCGCACCCTACTGGGACACCCGGAATAGAAATACCTCGATCCATCTGAATAAAGTTCTGTAAGGTTTCTACATATGAGTCTACTTCTTCATCTGGTACTTCGGCGAGAATCGAGTCATGTACCAGTGCAAAGATGCGTGCTTTAGATTTTTTAGCCTTCAAATGCTCACTCATGTCTATTGCGCCTAATAAGTTAATATCAGAAGCAGCAGACTGCACCAGAAAGTTAAGACCAGACCTAATGCTATGGCTCTTGATACCCGCGTCTGTCGATCCAACATTTGGTAATCTCCTTTTTCGACCGAAATAACTATAAATGAACCCGTTTTGGGCAATAAACTTTTGGTTCTCTTCAATCCAAGATTTTAACTTGTGAAACTCTCCAAAATATTCATTAATTACTTCTGTCGCTTCTTGTGGGCTAAAATATTTGCCCGAGTCCTTGGTTACTTGTTCGCTGATCTTCTTCGGCCCAGCTCCGTACATGATACCAAATGTTACTGCTTTTGCAGCCTGTCGTTGTGTGCTATATAGCTCTGCTACTTCTTCTGCTTCACAGGGTAGTTTAAATACTTTCTTTGCAATCTGTGAGTGAAAGTTTCCTCCCGCACGGAATACATCCATAAGGGCTTTATCTTTTGCAAGAACAGCAGCAACATATACTTCTGCTGTTGTTAAATCCATTGCTACAATTTTATGCCCCGGAGCAGCTTTGATACAACCTTTTACAATTGGGTTATCCCGAGGCAGCTGCTGCATGTTAAGTTTACCACTAGAGCTAAGACGACCGCTAGTAGTACTATGGAGATTAAAACCTGTACGTAAGCGAGAATCTCTATCCAATTGTGGAATGATTTTGTCCAGATAAGTATTTTTAATCTTTGATTTTTGTCGGATAGATAAGATGAGTCCTGGAACTTCTGATTGCTCTGCCAGTTCTCCAAGTACTTCCGCATCTGTAGAATTCGCGCCTGTACCAGTCTTTTTTCCAGTAGGTTTGAGACCAATGAAATCAAATAATAAACTACGAAGCTGCATAGTACTATTAGGATTAAAGTCTTTTCCATTAATTTGCTCAAATTTAGAGATTGCCGGATGCTCGTAGAGTTTTGCTACGGCTGCGTCAATATCTTCTTGCATTAATCGCTGTGAAATTACTAATCTATCTTTATCAAAAGGTACACCATTGTCTTGTACGTCTGTTAAGAATCTGCAACCAGGTATGAGAATATTCTCATAAACAGATTTAAGTTTTACATTCTTCTTAATTGCAATAAACTTCTCGTAAATAAGTAGGGTACATACTGCATCTAAAGCTGCGTATGTTTTCATAATCTCAAAAGGGATCAAATCCCAAGTGAAATCACCTTTTAACATTCCATGCTCTTTTCTATACTTATCCATCCAATCATACATTGGCTTCTCATAGTCACCATAGGGAGTAAAGTGCATTGATAGTTGCTTTAGACCATGCCCTCCGGGATTCTCGTCTATGAGATAATGGAGCAACATTGTGTCTTCGAAGCGAGGAAACTTAAAGTTGAAGTGGTACTCAAAAAACGCCAAGTCAAACTTAGCATTATGAAATACTACTATCTTTTTATCGAACAGCGCCTGTAGTAGCTCTTCTGTAGTCTCATCAAAGCACTCTGTATTAATATACACACCTTTGTGTGGCTCGTAAGAAAGAGAGATTCCTAAGATATGGCCATCGCGTGGGTATAAACCTGTGGTTTCCGAGTCAAGTGCAATGTATGGAAGAGGTGCATCAATTGCTGCTTGAATATAAGCATTGCATTGTGCTGTATCTTCGATACCATAGCAATCCTCTTCAGAGACTACTACATCTACTGCTTCGCCTTTAATATGGCTAATGATTGCATCACGGGACTTTTCCCAAATAGGGCGAGCCTCTGGTTTAAACGCAAGCATTGCAGGATTAATAACAGGCAAGAATTTATCTTCGACTTTCTTACCAGAATATTCTGTAATTGAATTAATTTTAGTAAAATACTTGAGTGCATCACTACCTACGAGGATAATCCAATCGTAGGCGTCAATATCAACCTGGATATCACAATCACGCTTTAATACTTTTTTGATATTAGGATCAGAGCATAACTGAAATTGATCAAATTGAAACTCATGATCAAACTCTGATTTAAAATTAGTCTTACTTATCTTAGTCTCTATTAGAGCGACTCTTGGGCTCGTCATGTATACCTCTATTTATATAATCGTTTCATTAGTTTTTTAACTTGTTGTTCTGTCAGTGCGCCTGGATCGGTATTGCTTAGGTGTATATTTCTATGTAATAGCTCCGCACTTTCGCATAGAATCTTTACTTTCTCTGCTGATCGCTGTCCAGCCTCATCGCCATCAAAGAAGACATCAATACTATCTACGCCTTGAATGGATAGCATTCTTAGCTTATCTTCATTGATGTTCTGAGTGCCGAAACAACATACGGCATTTGTCATACCTTTATCATGTAGATTAATCATGTCATATATTCCCTCTACCAATACAACAGCGCCTTGTATAGGCTGTACTACAGGGAATAAAGGCATCTTCGCACCCGCAGGCGAGATCATATACTTTGGAGTGACCCCGCTTGTATGTCTGCCATTGAATGCTACAATCCTACCAGAGATGTCTCTAATAGGGAAATTGATTCTACCTATAAAGGTATTATCAGAGTTTTCAAATGCTTCAAATCTTTTATATGTTTCTGGCTTTATATTTCTCCAGTTGCCTGTATAAGGCATACTATTCTTGGGAAAAGACAAACCTACACTTTCTGCCCTCTTATCTTTAAGTTTTTTCTTTAAAAGTTCTCGGCGTAATTGTAACTGGTTTGCCTTTTCCCCAAAATAGGTAAATAGGTTTCCTTTGAATGAGCAAGAAAAGCACTGAAAGATTCCAGTAATCTGATCTACTCTCATGCTTGGATTTCGGTCAGCATGGTCTGGGTTTAGACAACTTACTAAGAAGTCGCCACCCTTTGGCATAAAGTAAACATCTTTTGACTTTAGTAGTTCTTCAACTGTCACTTGCCAATATCCCTTACGTTTTCTCTGCTGATAACTTGATAAGCTCCCTTATTGTATGCGGGTGCTATTGTGAATTTTTTAGACTCTTCTATCTTGTATGAGTCATCTATGATTGGAGCCATGCCTGTAGCCCTTGCAGAAGAGTACTCTTTAGTATCTCTACGATAAGCACTTGAAGGTTCCAGAGGTTTGAAATCAGGCGTATATGTTTTAGACTTAGGAAGCGGTCTACGCTTTCTACCTGATGCTGTGTGTCGTAAACTGCCGAATTGAATTGCCATAAAAAGCCTCCTCTACTTTAGAACAACTATTATACTAAATTAGAGGAGGAATGTCAAGATTTATTTTTAAATATCATGGATATCTTCACCAGTTTGATGGGAAGAGTCCTCTCGCTCTTGGGGAGTGAGGGCAGACTCTGGGCCAATCTTTAGAGAGTCCCAATCTACTGTTGAAGTAAACGAAGTCATAGCTCCGTTACGCATTTTCACGCAGTTAAGTGTAATACAATTATCTTCGTGATCCCAGGTTTCAAGTGTGTATGCAGCGTCTGCCGCATCAAGAATACCTTTTGCGAAACGTGCTTCACCCGTAGCATCTGTTTGATATGGTGAGAATACAGTACAATCATATTCTTGTGCCATAGACTTCAATGCTTTACTAACCTCGATCTGTTCTGTCCAGTCATATTGACCTCCGCGAGAAGGTAGGTTAGAGCGTTTTACTTGGTTTATATAGTCGACCACGATAATGCCAACATTCAATGCTTTTACTTTTTTATCAAGCTCGGCACGAATCTTAGCCAGTGTAAGAGACGGATCATAGACTACATCTAATTGCTGAGTCGGGAGAAGCTCGCAAGTAGTTTTTAATCTATGGTGAAACTTAGCAAAGTCGCGGTCTTCTCTATACTCTTTTAGACGCTCTTGCCCATTGACGAAACGACTGGCCCACCAACCGGCTACCTTTTCCCACTCTACCACACTAAGATTTTTAGTGCGGAGTCGTGAGAAAGGTACTCCAGTTGCAATAGAACAACATCGTTGGAGGATATTTCTGCTATCCATTTCAATAGTGAAGTAGATAGCAGATTTACCACTGTTGAAAACACTGTTGGCAATGTTTGCACAAATTACAGATTTACCAGCCCCTCTTTTTCCTCCCACCATAACCAAATCTCTTGGAGAGAATTGAATAGAGTGGTCGTACTCAGCATTAAGCCCGAGAGGTACGTATTTCTCTAAGTCCTCTTCTGGCTCGAACAGTTCAATACCTTGCATACTTTCCTGTGGATCTTCTAAATCAACCTTCCCTTCAATGTCAAGGACAATCTGGTGAAGGTGATCTACCGACTCTTGTGCATCTTCAAAAGCTACACTGTTGTCGATATAATCTTCGAGCGAGTTGAGTATCTCTTTTTGAGTATATTCGTTCTTGAGATACTGTAAGAGCATAAACGCATCAGCATCAACAACGACACTTTCAACGGCATATAACTTCTCACGAGTAGCACTATCACGAATCTCAAACTTGAGATCATCGAACGTGGGCATTTTATGATAGGTTTCGCAGTGCTTTTCAATTACTTTATAAAGGCTATGGTACTCAGTAGGCAAATAATGCTTATGAGTAACGCTCCAGGTCTGAAAGTCCTGAAGTGTTAGCACTTTATTAATTAATGCACTTGCAATGTTAATCGTAATTCTCCCAAATTCGATGTAAATAATAGCCGTTGAGCGGAACCCAACGGCTATCAGGTTGTCTAATAACTACTGGGATTAACCGGCAGCTTTAGCACTCTTAGCTGCACCATCGTAGTCAGCAGCGCTGATACCACGACGAGTTAGCATAGTTTTAACGCCACGAGCAGTTTTGCCAATAGCTTCAGCAATAGCTTCAACAGTCATGTCACTGATGTTAGTCAGTGTAGCCAAAGGGTCTTCTTTGGTAGCAGACTGAGTGAACTCTTGCTTAGGGATAGCGCCGATCTCACCAGCACGCAGAAGGCTAAGAGCTTTACCACGTACAGAGTTGACAGAACGACCCATTGCTTCAGCAATAGCTTCAACGTAAGCACCGTCTTGTACCATAGATACAAAAGTAGCTTCTTCAGCAGCAGAGTACGTGCGTACAGCTTCAACTTTAGGAGCAGGCTTAACGTGGTCAGTTAATTCCATAGACAAAATCTTGCCTTGGATAGACTTAGGAGAGAAGGCACCATCTTCAAAATGGCCAGCAATCTCAGCATAAGTATAGTCGCCGCTGTTGTCAGTGACAAAAGCAGCAAGAGTAGCTTCTTGAGCGTCAGAAAACGCACGGGTTGCACCCGCAGAAGCCAGTTCTACATCGAAGCCCATCTTGCGCAATTTGCTAGAGATAGAACGAGTAGTAGTTTCAAGCTGCTCAGCTGCTTCCGCAACAGTAGCTTGAGAAACGGGGCTTTCGCCGCCGACAAAGGTAGTAAGTTGAGCAGTACGCTCGTCAGTCCACTTAGGTAGAGTTGACATATTTTTATTCTCCAATTAGTTCATTAAGGTTGGTTACAATTATAACGCCAGCGTCCCTGGCTTTATTAGTTTTAGCAGTATCAATACCACTCTCATTAACCAGGATTGTGACATCCTTAGTCATGCTGGTTTTTACCTCATAACCATGCTCTTTTAGAACACTGTGAGCTTCGGCTTTCGTTTTATAACTGACTAACTTGCCAGTAATACAAACTTTGCCAAGGCTGGTTGAGGGTTGTTTCGGTTTTTCAAATTTAAAGCTAAAAGGCAAGCCACTTACAAAAGGGTATTCATCTTCCAACCAAGTCAAGAGACTGGCGGCAGACTTCTCACCGAGGCCAGCAGTACGGCACATATCATAGTCTATTTCTTCAATGTCATTGCAGACTTTGGATAGTTTTTCCGCTGCGGTTTTCCCGATAAGAGGAATACTAAATGCAGGTAGTAGCACATTCAG